GCGCGCCGGTTGTTGACACTCCACAGGGCCCCAAGGCCCTAGGCGCGCCGGCCAGGGGAACTCCACCCCTGGCCACCGACCCCGGCAGACTCCCCTCTGCCGGGGTCACTTATACGCCTGGCCCCGGCCACGTTCCCCCAGCTTTAACCCCCGACTCCCGACCATGAACCCCGACCCGACCCGACTTGGAACCCCGACCCCGACCCCGACCCCGACCCCGACCCGACTCCCGACTGCAAGCAACCTCGAACATCCCGACCACGAGCCCCGACTCACTGTCCCCCGACCACAGTGGCCGGATCCCCGACCCCGACCCAGTGCCCACGCCTCGAAGTCCCGACTCCACTAACCCCCGACCATGGATCCCGTCGAATAGATATAGGTAGGAGGAAGAGAGGGGGTGGACTAAGAAAAAACTTACGCCACCCGACATGCAATAGGAGTAATTCCAAGCAATTTGATGGGAGGAGATATTTATCGCGTTGGTTTTAGTTACTTTAAGTTCTACCCAAAAAGGAACGCCCTCCGCACATATGTGAACGTCTGGAACGCCGCCCCCATAACGGTTTTCAATCCGTGTGGTGTTCCAATGTGGGGGTATTCGTGACTTTATCCTGTTCCACAGAAGGGTCTCCGCTTTTTGTGTCATTCACGACCTCATACTCCCCCTCCACAAAAGCATGTGGATGGGACTTCCTCAATTCTTGCAATCTCAGTTCTATCTCCTGCCGGCTCATATTTTCAATAGCATGGAAATGATTTGTCTCGCGCCTATCAGTAGTAAGGCCGCCCAAAGCAGATCGGGTTTTCTCCGCGTTTATAGCAGCAGAGAAATGCCCAGCTTCTTCCGCATTCATAGAAAGTTCACGGAACCGTTTTAGCTGACCCATGAGCGTGACGCCGTATCTGCGCTCGCGATCCTCTCTTAATTCAGTTATGTATTCTGATACGTGGGGGAACGAACTGGCGTCTAAAAGTTTGTGCGCCTGGATTCGAGCATTCCCATCTTTGTCGGCGTAGCCCGCCAGGCGAGCGCATTCCGCATTTGACCGAGTTCCATCTACAAAATTCTTAGCAAACTCCCGCTGCCGGTTGGTCAGTTTCCGCCCATGCGATTCTTCGATCTCTTCGGCTCTGGTCTCGATGCGTCTTTTCATGCTCTGAATTAGCCCTATCGAAATTTAATTTCACTTCTTATATGCCCATTAAAATCCACTATATACCAGCGATTTCAAAAATAGAAAAATATAAAACCCTTCCTGAAACCCACCAACGATTAGAAAAGTGTAACGATAGTACTGTTTTTGTAACGGAGTGTAACGGGTAGTGTAACGAGTGATATGTATGTATTTCAGTGTGTTAATCACTGTTTCACGGTCCTAGTTACACTTTTACACTTTTTTTCGTCTAAAATTTGTTTTTCAAAACCTTTTTTTCAAATCAGCTGTATACACGAGACGGGGCCTTCACCTTGAGCAACGCCTGAAAACGTAGCTGGGGGCTTAAAAGCATTTCAGGCGTATCACCATGGTCCTTTGACAATGTACCATGTTTCATCTACACTCGCCCCTTCATCGAAGAACGAGGAGGGACTCACGATGATCACCAAATTTGCGTCCGTTCCAGCCTCGCCCACCGGAGTGAGGTGCCATGTGGGTTGACCAATTATTGAAGCGGGGTGCCATCACGCCCAAGGACATCGAGGGCTGCCAAATCTTTGATTTCGGTGAACTATGCGGCATTGGCGGCCGGGACAGGGTGGCGGAATTGGAAAAGCTAGGACTTAAAGACGAATTCCTGACGGCTTGGAAGGCTTTCGGCGAAGGCTTTTTGAATTTGCCCGCGCCCAAATGTGCCTTTTCTATTTCAGCACCGCCGCTCCACGAAGCCTCAGTTGTATCCAAAACACTCTTCACACTGGCCCAACCGGAGATAGGAGACAAGATCACTGCGCGGCCATTTGTGGTCGCTGACGGTGCTTTGGGGAGGAAGTACGAAGAATACGAAATATTAGACCCCGAAACGGGCCGACCTCCAGGGTGGATCGCACCCTTTGTACTGGCCAGTTCAGTTGAAGTGATGGAGATTCTCTGTGAGCCGGGCGTGCTCCCCGATGCTGAAGATATGAGCGGGATTGAGGAGGGGCCTACCTGGAACGCAATCTATAAATGGCTCTACTCCCTGGTCCTAATAGCCATGGGCCGGTTGATCGCGGACGGTGTCGACCGTGAGGTTGTGACGCCGCCAGAAAAGTTGAACCGTGTCCGTGTTCGTAAGGGTCGCCCAGCGATGGTGACCCATACGGTTGTGAAGATAAAACCGTATCGGGTGCCCATGGGGCATTCTGGGCCACGGGACGAGGACGAGTACACGCCCAAACGCTATCACTTTAGGCGTGGCCATGTCCGACGCTTCCAGAACGGCCAAAAGACATGGGTCCGATCCTGCTTCGTCGGAGATTTAAGCCAGGGTCGGGTCGAACACCGCTATGAGGTAGCTAGTTAAAGGAGAGATGGATGGTTAGCTTTTTCGATTGGCTGTTTAGGAAAACTCCGAAGAACTTTCGCAGAGTCCCCAAGTGGGCCAAAGCCGGCAAGAAGGGCAAGGAAATCTTTTGTCCCAAGTGCGGGGGTTCGACTACCGTGGGACATTTCGCGTGGGAGAACTTGGCTTGCACACACTGCAAGAAGCCTGTGCAGAAATATGACTGGCTTTTGGCCGATGTTTCGTAAGATCTGGAACAGGATCCGTGATCCTAAGAACTGGGAGAGTAGAATGGGACTGGAATACTTTTTGCTGATAGCCCTTGGCAGCTTGATCGTAGGCCTGATGTCAGGATGACCCTCACGACGCTGGATCTGTTTTCCGGTGTCGGCGGCTTCGCGTTGGGTCTCGAAGCCACCGATTTCTTTGAGACGAGTTGTTTCGTGGAGAATGAGCCATACTGCCAGGCGGTGCTTCGGCACCACTGGCCCGACGTTCCGATACTAGGAGATATAAGAGATGTCAAAGGATCCGACCTCCCCACCCAACCCGATGTTATTTCCGGCGGATTCCCTTGTCAGCCGTTCTCCCGTGCTGGAAAGCAGAGAGCCCAAGAGGACCCCAGACATCTCTGGCCGGAAATGCTTAGACTTATCAGGGAATGCCGGCCCGCTTGGGTTATTGGAGAAAATGTTACTGGGCTCATCCGATTGGGCTTGGACGAAGTACTCTCTGACTTGGCAGACGCAGGCTACGCCACAAGGACGTTTAATATTCCAGCTTGCGCGGTTGGCGCCCCGCACCTCCGACAGCGACTCTGGGTTGTGGCACACTCCGACAGCGAAAGCGAACCAGACAAGCCCGTCGATGGTGGACCGGGGTCAGGGCAACTGGGTTTCGGGTTTGTGGCCAACACCGACAGCACAGGATGCGGCGAACAACGGGGGTCCGAGTCAGCACAGGAGGAACACCCGACCTTTGAACGCGGAAATTCAGCTATGGCCGACCCCAACGAACATGGATCACATCATACGGAAGGGAATGAGGCCCAGCAGAGCGGCGATAGGCAGGACAACGGGTTATCTGTCGGAAACAGTGGCAAATCCGAAGTCTGGTGGGAAGTTGAACCCCCAGTGGGTCGCTTGGTTGATGGGCTACCCAACCGAGTATCTCAACTCCGTGCCTTGGGAAACTCCATCGTCCCGCAGATCGCCCGGAAAATCGGGGAAGCGATAAAGGAGACTTATCATGTTAGGCATTGCACACGAGTATACGGCTCCGACAAAAACCAAAAGGAAGAACAAGCCTTACCCCAGGAACATTCGTAAGAGCCTGGGGCCTAAATCCTGTTGGAGGAGGTGTAAGAAGAAGCAGAGAGGTCAGGGCTAGGAGAAAGGACCAGCCCTGCTAATACTTGAACGTGATATTTTCAGGATCATCGTAACGCCGACCCTTATAGCGTGCGTTGTATTCTTTATCACTTAGGAGTGGAACTCGCGGAGTCTTGCCCTTCGGGATCGGCCCCAGCGCTGGTAGATCCAACGCCTTTCGTCGGGATGCAACGGTTTGTTTGGACATGCCAACAGCTATCGCAATCGCGGTATCATACCCATATCTTTTCTGTAGCTTACGCAAAGTCTCCCGTGAGGGTGCCCATTGTTTGTTCATTCCGAATTCCAGCGTTCGTCGGCGGATGCTCAAGGGCTCTCGGCCATTTTTAAAGTCTTTTCCACATCTTCAATCGTGGCACCAAGGGCCGCGTCGTAAGCCGTGAGGATCGCATACATCTTGGAGTTTTGATCCGAGTAGATCACCGATGCAACATTATCCTCAATCGCCCTGACGAGAATATCTACCACCCGCTTATGCCATTTGTTGAAATTGTCTATGAACGCGCTCGATATCGCGGCTCGTCGTGCATCTGCGATATAGTTTGTAACCGTTTCATTAAGGTTATGGGACAACAGCGCGTGCATTTCAGCGTCCGATAGTTCATTGAAATCTGTGGACTTGACCAGATCTTTCAGACTGCCTTGAAACGCCAAACAGCGAATGATTCAATAGAACCGTTCGGTTGATCTCACCTGATGCTAATTCCTGCCGTTCAAGATGGTTTTGCACCAACATGACGCCCATCGGACTGAAGCCTGTGATGGCTGCCACGATAACCATGGCGATATTTTTTGTCCAAGACATTACGACCTCCTTTTAGGTAAACGAGCATCATTTGATGCCCCGGCCCACTGTCCTCCAGCCTTCTCCAGATGCGGCTACACAACTGTAACCATTAGGGTAAGACAATAGGATGGTAAAACTACCGTTATTGGAAGCAAAAACTTCTATCAGCCTACCCGTATCAGCTAAACCAATTGCTATCAGTTCTTCTTGGTATTTAACTTCTAAGTTACGGACAATATTCGATCTCCGGGCACAAGCTAACTGATCCCCAGAAGCGGCTGACCTTGGATTGGGCAGGTACTGCGCCGCTGCGGTAGAGGTTATGCAGCAGAACACTAGGATATATATAAACTTCATCCCTTATTCTTTGGTCTAATTGCATCTAGGTCATAGCCCATAGCACGTAATAGACTTTCGATCTTGTAAATCGAGGGATTAAGAATTTTACAGCGTTCATAGTTTTCAATAGTACTAGCGCCAACTCCAGACAACGCGGAGAGTTCAGTGCGTGTTAGGCCTGACTCCCTACGAATGTCCGATAAAATTACAGACCAGTGCCCTCGCTGGTCCCGCATAGTCCCTCAGTGTTTGAGCTTATCATCAATAGCCGTGAGAGCAAATACACGACACGAGGAAGACCTAGTTCCTTTGCGCCAGTTTCTATCGCAACTCGAAATAAAACGATAGTTTTTGATGCTGGCGTCAGAGAGAATTTTTCGTTGGCTCTGCCCGTTAGTTCTCGGTAGAACTCATCCATATTCTCTATCATGCGCGTAAACTTTCGCCATAAGTGAGGCGAAGTTCAGCGTCTGTGGGCGCATTCTGCGCCACTTCAACCAAAAAAGCAATCTGCTGGGCGGGAGAGCGTTGGTTGCTCTCCGCCAACACCAAAAGCTTCTCCCAAGCTGGGAT